AGAACGTGATCGCCTTACGAACACACGAGCATACTGCTCTGCTATCTTCCTGTCTGCGATTGTAGGCAGTGTGACCCTCTTCTCTAATCTTATGTTGTTGTCCTGTGTGAGGAATGTTGTGTCATCACTGCTACCTGGTTCAGGAAACGAAACTTCGTTGGGTTCATAATTCGCTGTGGGGTCAATGTAGGTCACGATACACCTGTTGCATTTGTGTTGTTTAGATTCGCCCTCTATCTGCATACCGCCAATGATGTGATCATTGGTGACTGTGAACACCGTTGAGGGTGATGCAGGTGTGGCAGAGATGTCTGTGTCATCACCACCATTTTCAATTTTTAAAAAATACTTGCCCTGTTGGTATGGCATTATGCCCCTGAAACCTGCCAATAGGATTTTACAATTACTCATTATGTTGTTGGCAGTATCTAAAACAGCGTCACAAGTGAAGGCAGTGCCTGAAGAACTGTCTGCGTAGGTCACTGTCTGGGCACATTGTTGGGCCGCTGATTTGAAAGTGGTCCAATCAAAAACATCGTTGGCCAATCCTTTGCCGTATCTGTCATTCCGTAGATAATCAACCAAGACGTTCACAGGATTTTTAGAATATGCCACTGTGTCAGATGCGTAGGCTGTGCTGTAAGTGGCAGGATTGATGCCTGTGACATCTAGTATTTTCCTACCTTGTAATTGCACCCTGATCTGTGGTATGCCTCCTGAATAAGGATTGTTGTCTGCGTCTTCCTGTGTTTCAATCTTCTTCCATTCAAATCTTAAAGCGATATAACATAATCCTCGCAATCTATGATTGCTGGTCCAGTTTGGTGCTTCTTGCAATAGTGTGGACACGGTTTGGTCGTCCCTGCCATCAAAAAATTGTGATTTCAATCTGTCCTTGTATCTGCCTGATCCCACAGTGGCTTCAGTACCGTGAGCATATGAACTCAATGTGACTTCGTTGTTGTCTATGAAAAGTTTGGTCATTGCGTTGCATTGACCTTCACTCAAAACCATTGCAACATATAGATATTGATTGGTTGATCCATTTGTGCTGGTGAACACCCGTGTGCCACCAACCTGTCTTTCACCGTAGATGATAGGAATATCTTTTACAGCACCTTCGTCGTTGATTAAAACGCCTTCAATTGCTTCTGTTTGATCTTGGCCTATATCGTAGTCTGGTACATCTGTGCTGGCACCAAAAGGTGATGTCACTGCTGACACCACACCGCTGACAACCTTGCCAACTCCTTTGACCACACTTTTAACTGCGTTTGTGACTGATCTTACTATTGATCCCATAACCAATGCCTTTTTGTATGTAATTTAATCATTCTTTTTTTGTGCTTGTCTAACCCTGGTAATTTGTAGATTGGTCTATTTGCACCCATCATTCTCACACTGTGATTTTTTAACCATTTCATAACATAGAACGCATCACGTGATGCCACAAAATCAATATAACACAGATTGAATCCTGTCATCCAATCTAGTGTGTAGATCTTGCCTGTCTTGATTACTTTGTTTAAAACTTGATTGTTCATAAATGCCCAGTTGGCAAATCCCCATATCTCACCGTTGGTTTGAAAAACTTTGAATTGGTTGTTTCTTATGCTTGGAGAAATATGCTGATATAAATCAATATAGGTCAAATGATTATAACGATCAAACTGCAAGTAGAAGTCAATCACATCATTAGTGATGCTTTTAATGGCGTTTGCTCCAACACAGACGCCTGTATAAGGGTCAGGAATACTTTTTGTGTATCTTTGCTTATCCATTAATTTTTTTCTCCCAAACAAAGTCAATTTGGTTATAATCTTGACCGTGTAAAATCTTTAATTTGGTATCATTGTCACACAAAAGACTTTGGTCAGTTGTCTGTATTTTTTCACAATGATTGGCCTGTGCCACTGCCTGTGCATCTCTGAATAACGACGCATATATCTCCTTGGTTCTGTGTTCACCTGTGAGATGTATAAGTGTGAATAGACCTTGTGTTCTATGGTTCCAAGGTAGATTGTGTAGTTGTAAAATATAAAATCCTATCATTTGATTGTCGTGCCAAACACATCTTACCACGTTGCTGTTTAAAACCACCAACCTTTTCATATGGGTGTTCCAATTCTGTTTGTCAAATTCTGTATCAACAAAACCTCTTTCAAACACTGCCTTGTAGGCCAAGGCATTGAAGTCGTTGAAATCTTTTATGTGAAAGTCTTTTATTTCCATTATTTTCTACCCCATTTTATATCTTTTACAATTTCAGCAGAAAAGTTCATTCCTAGGTCGCTACTGAAAATCCTTTGTTGGCTTGCATTATTGGTTCTTCTGCCGTTTTTTCTTTCAAAGTCTGCAAACAAACTGGCCACAGTCATTGTCACCGTGGCTCCTGATTCTGTTTCTCTAATATTGTAATTCATTATCCGCCCATCAAAAACTGTGAACACGTCATCTGATGTGAAACTATAATCTTCGTCTAGGATTGCTCTGTAAATGACCACCCTCTTGTTCATATAATTGTTGTTCAACAACAATGCCACTGTGGTGGTGTCCACTGCGGTAAAGGTTAGATCAACCTGTCCTACACGTAGGTCTGAACTTTCTGTAATGTTGCCAAAGTATAAAAATTGTCCTTGTGCAAGATAAGTGTTGGTTCCTGAATCAGGTGCTGTGTTGCTGTCAAAGTCTAGGTCTATGTTTGAACTGGTGAAATACAGGCTTGTTGACAAGTGTAGTTCTATTAGGTCTACACCAAATACAGATCTTGCCCCTAATTTAGTTTCTAAAGAAGATGCTAATTGCCTTGTCATTAGATCTCCTCATTTACTTTGAACTCGTATTGAAACTTGCCATCTGTTGTTGTTGCAATTTTGATATTGTCACCTGTTAGGTGTACTTTGAATGGCACGTTATCATAGGTTATTGTTTGTCCACCACCTGTCAATGCTGTGGTCAATGCAGGAAAGAAACTTAATTGTGTTATACTTGAACCATCCATATTACAATCTTCCGTGACCATATAGACCTTGTCGTGGTTAGAGAATTTTATAAGGTCACCTTTTTTGAGTATGCCTGAACCTCCCGTGACGCCAATATTTTTACTACCTGCCGCAAGACTCATAGCGGGTGAAACACTGGTGTGGTTAACTACAGAAATATTGCTTGATGCATTGCCTCTTGCATCTGTAATAACTGGTGGCACGATTGTAAAACTTTCTGCCTGGCCATTCTGTGTAACCAAGAAAGCATAATCAACCATTGCATCTGCCCTGTCTTTCTTTGGTGATCGCAGACTGAAACTCCAATATTGAGCACCAGTCTGTAATCTCTGTGTCTTGCCAGATACGCTCACTGACGTCCTTGTGTTTGTGTTGCTCGTAAAATCTAAAGTTGTGAAACCTGTTGTAAGTGGAAATGAACCTGCCATTATGCTGTTAAACTCCTTCTGCCTCTTTCAGCAAGACCTCTGTTGATCAAACCTAGTATCAAGTCTTGTCTTGTAGTTAGTAATGTGTCAAAGTCAGTGGCATCAATTGTGCTGATGTTGAAAGTGACATTGGTTGAACCTGTTGCCATCTCGTCCATTGGTGTGACATTTGCTGGCCCCGTCACAATTTCAGGACCTGCTTCTCCAACCACGCCAAATTGTCCAGATTGTATCCTACCTCCGTCTGCAAAGAAGCCTCCAAAGAAACTTCCAATTGGTCCTAGGAAACTTGTGGCTGTTTTGACCAAAGCCTGTCTTTTCAAAGAACTTGTTAATTTGTCTGCTTCATTTCTTGCATTTCTAATTTTTTCTGCCAACACATCAAAAACAAAAACCTGCAATCCTATCTGGATCAATCCAGATATAAGTTGCCTTAACACGTTCCTTGCAAGATCACCTAAAGATTCTTTTAGACTTTTTGCACCTAGTAGTGCATCTGCGAAAGCATCACCAATTCCTCTCTTTAAAGTGCCAAAGAGATTGGTTGTTAATTTTACAGCCTCACTGACAGCATTGAACTTCTCTTTTGCCTCATCAAACACCTTGCCCAATGCATCTTTGTATTTTTGCATCACTGTTGTGGTATCTTCTGCTTCTTCTTTTTGTTTTTTGATTTCTGCCCTTACCTCATCTGCTTTTTTCACTACCGCCGCTTGTTCTAGTTCCATCTGTCTCAAAGACTTGATGTATAACAACATCTTCTTTAGGTTGCCATCATAGGCATCTTCGTTTTCGTCTAGTGTTTTGATCATTAGACCAATTTCGTCAACGGTGTCTTCTGTAGTGTCACCTGTCTGTTTGAATTTTTTTCTTAATTTGTCTGCGGCTGAATTCATTTTGCCTACGCTGGTTCGCAATTTAGACGCGGTTTTTTCCATACCAAGTACCTCCATTACACCTGCTATCTTGCTACCTTGTCTTGCTATAAAATCAATTACACCTGCGAACATATCAACCACTTTGTCAAACACTGCACCAATCACCGCAACGACTAATTTGCCTTTTATACCTAGTGCAAGGAAACCAACCACACCTAATGCTTTGATGTAGCCTGGTAGGCTGTTTGTTGCTGTGACAATGTTGTTGAATGATCTCTGTAAGAAGTCTGTGACTGGTTTAAGTGCATCAAGAGCCACTGCTGTGCCAATCAATAGTTTTTCAAAATTATCTACTATGGCCTGTCCAAATCCCTGTGCGGCCTTTTCTATGTTCTCAAAGTTTTCTGTTAATGCTTTGTCTAGAGTACCAACTATCGCTTTCAATCTATCAAATGGTCCTGATTCAGATATGATCTTCCTGATGTTGAAGAACTTATCCTGTACCATTGATTGTAAACCATCAAGGTTTGTTGCTAACGCTGAAGCGGCTCCACCAAACTCACCGTCTGGTCCAAACACCCTGTCAAAGGCTTCTTGTGTTTCTTTCGCTGTGACCTTGACTCCGTCCTTGAAACCAAGTAGTGCCTTGATACCTCTTTCTCTCAAAAGGTCTGCGGCTGATATACCACCTGACAATGCTCTCTGGATCTGTTCTCCTGCTAGCCTGAAGTCAAGTCCTGATATGGCCGCCACGTTGGCCGTCAATTCTAAATTCTTGCCTAGTGCTTCTGCGTCTTTTGACACAACCGCCAAGTTTCCTGATGCGGCCGCTATCTCTTCTAGTGTGAAAGGAACCGTTCCTGCGAACCTGCTCAATGTGTCAAATGCTTTGGCACCTTCTTCCGCTGATCCAAAAAGGAATTTGAATCTTGTCTGTAGGTTCTCAACCTGTCTACCAACGTCAATGACGCTCTTTCCAAACTTGCCTATTCCTATACCAACCAAGGCACCTGCCGCCAATCTTGCCGCTGTACCTAGGCCACCAAGGCTTGACCTCATCCTGTCAAGGTTTTTAGTTGCCGCTTGGACCTGCCTACTGTCCGCTTTTAAGACTATGTTTGCATCAGCCATTATCTTTTCTTCCTTTTCATATCACGCATATGCTTCTTGTTTGCATCCGCTTCAAGTTGAAGATAACCTGCCCACAGTTCAAGTTCAACGGTAGTGAACTCCATTATTTCTTTCAGGCTTTTCTTTAGCCTGTCCGCCAACACCAAAAGGAGTCTTAACTCTGGGTTGGAATGGATTCCTTTGCAGACTCAACTGGTGTTAGAGTTCTTGGCCCTGCACCGTTGATCTGACCTACCACCCTCGTGATAACCGTAGGGTCCGCCTCGTTCAACAAAGTTATCCTGTCTGCGTCAGAGAATATTCTTTTCCCTTCTGCGTCTCTGGCTTTGATGATGAGACTTTCAATTAGACTATCAACTATTTTGCCTTCGCTCTGTAGTTGTATAATCCTTTGTTCATCTTTGAATGAGTATGTTTTTCTACAATAGATCTCCATATCCCATTCTTCAACTTTTATCTTTTGCATATCACCGCCAATTGCTGATTGGAAGTGAGTTTTTATTTTGTCTGTTGCTGACATTATCTTTTTCTCCTATATTTGTTAGCAACCTCCCTAACGGCTGGTCGTGTAATGCCTTTAGGTGATTGGTTTGAATATCCATCGTCAAGTCTGCCTATGTAAGGAACTTTGTTCCTGATAGTAAATTTAAATCTACCATCTTTCTTACGCCAGGCATTCCTAGCACGACCAGAACGAACTGGTGTGAACTTCTTCAATGCTTTGAAGAGGTCGTTGGATATTGAGCGTACCTGCTTGGCCAAATCCGTTTTAAGACCAGAGATAACTCTTTGTGCTTGGGGTGACACCCTAATACTAATCTTCATTATAGACTTGTTTTAGTTAATGCACCATTACCTTGGAAAGAGATTTCTCTCTCTACCATTGAGTCAAAGTTAGACGTGATTGAATCACCTGTGATTAAAATCTCGCCTGATAATTTGACACCTGTTGTTTCGCCTGATGGATATACTTCAATCGTAGCCGCTGATCCGCCCTGTGCTGATAAGAATATCGCATTGTGAGCCGCGTCATCGTCTCTGTGAAATACAGACATCGTACCGCTGAATTGTGCTAAACTTGGTAGATAACTTCTTGAAGTGTCTCCCATTTTAGTTTTTTCAACTGTCGCTGTTTCCTGGTCTATAGTAAAAGATCTAACTTCTGCAACCGCCGTTGGCGATCCTGATACGTCAAACTTGACTACTCCAGCCTGTCCATCATAAGATGCTGAATTTGTTGCCATCTTATTTCTCCTGTGTTGTTAGATCTTTTGGACCATCAAGATCTGGTTTGTTATTGACCACCGCAGACGCTTTGATTTTATCTTTACGTCCTTTGGCAGTGTTTGACGGAGTGAAGGTCCATCCGTCATTCAGACGTTGTTGCATTTCTTTTGCTTCAACCATCTCTGAATTCTGTCCTTTAAACATTTCTGTTGGCATTATAAGACTCCTTTTTTATATTGGTATTTTACATCCACAGTGACAACCACCTCACCAAGAGGTAGTTCCCTCTCAATTACATCTATGTTTGATATCTGTGTTTTGACATTGTGAATATTGCTTGTGCTTATAGTGATATCTCTGTCTCTGGATACCTCTAGTGTCTCTTCAATTCTTTCTACTATTTCGTTTCTCAAGGTGTCAACTTCTGTGCCCCTCACATAACATCTCAATTCGTATGATATTACACCTTCCCTTGCGTTCATACTGACATCTGTTCGTGTCTCGTTGTTTGTCACAACCAGTATCGCAGGAAATTGTGTTATTGCTAGTTTCTGCACATCAAAGAACACTCTTGATACCTTGCCTGGAGCAGGATCAGTCATATTCTCCAATTGTTCAACTATGTTGTTTGCTATATCTTCTCTTGCTGACATTATCTAATCAACCTACCTTGATAAAATGATTGTTTTTCACTGTCCGTAAATGTACCTGAACTATCTAGGTCATAGTGGACGCCATCTTTTAATATTAGATCAAATTCCTCTTCAAACTTTGCCTTGTAAAAACCAATCTGTTCCCTGAAAGAATCTCCATCAGGTTCAAATGTTGAAAGTTTAGGATAGATGTAATATGCAAGAGTGTGATAGACTGCGGCTCTCGTGAACTGGCTTGAATTCAGTCTGCTTGGTGATAGTTTGTCACTACCCCCAACCACTGTGATATCATATCTTCCAAATCCAGTTGTAGGCCACCATTTTATATTCAGTAGTCTGATTATGTCGTCGTATGTCTTTTCGTGTAAATTGGGTGATGATCCAAAATCTTGTATGCCGTATTTTTTGATGTCTGGAACATACTCCAATAGGTCTGTGTCTGTTGCAAATTGTGCCATTTGTAAAAGTCCTTCTTTTAGTTTCTACAAGGTCCTACCTTGTGTATCAGTATTTATTGCGGAACTGCGAAGATGATATTATCTCAACAGGCACATCTACTTTCTGATCATTAACTACTACTATATCGTGTTGTTGTGCCAGTTGCCTTATAAACTTTTTTTGTTGATTGTTGTATTTGCGTTGTTCACCTTTGCCGTAGTCAAACACAGTTTTTAAATTAAGTCCCCAGTCACAACCTAGTATGTAGATAGGTTTGTGTGTAAGTTTTGTGGCAAGTAGCACTGCAAGGCAACCACTGTTCAAGCCTTGTAGGTTGTCATCGCCAATACGGTGCCATTCACCTGCGATTGCATAATGAGCCCTTGTGTAATATACAATGTTTTCTTCTCTTTCCATCTTGTTGATCACATCTGGATCATAGGCCACAACGAAGTCAACAGGCCTTACCCGCCTGATGTAGTTGCAACCAATTTCAAAACCCCGCTTTGGTATGTCAAGCAATGGTTTCTGTGATAATCCATTAAACCAAACAATCATAGTCGTAAAAAAAGGGGCCAATGTTGCCACTGGCCCCAATTATGAGCAAGATAACCTTATTAGTTAATTTGGTTGTCTCCAAGTACTTTCACACCATAAGAGTTGTGAAGAACTGATACACCGTATCTTGTTGATGCAACAATTTCTTCTGCTCTTAATGAAGCGTCTCTTTGAGTCTCAATGTTGATGTTTTGAGCAACCGCTACACCTAACGCATCTCTGGCGAATACTGCGTTTACGGCTGAAGTCGCTGAATCTTCAACAACATTTGAACTTTCAAAGATGTCAATACCTGCGATTCTACCAATGAAACCTTCAGTCATCGCTTGGTTAACAACATTTGCTGGATTTGGATTTACGAATGTGTTAGTTAAAGTTTTCTTCACATTGTAGATCGCTTTTGGATTGAACACACCAAAGTATGGACCAGGAACAGCATTTGCTTTAAGTGTTGCATATGCTTCAAATAAGTCCTTAACTTCTATTTCATCTTGAGCCGCACCAATTGATGTTGAAAAAGATGAGAACAGACCAGTTAATGCTCTGTCGTGTCTTTTCGCAATCGCTTCACCAAATAACTTACCTAGGTCAGCAACAACATTTGACACTGAATGGTTTCTCGCCATATCAGTTAATGTAGTCATTATACCTGCTTCAGTTAAAGTGATGTCTGCTTTTGAAGTTGAGACCTCTGTGTTTGTTAAGTTTGAGTTCTCACCAACATCTGATGCGATTGTTTGTGTTCCGTAGATAGGTACTTGTAATACCTTACCTGCGTTTGCTGGAACCGTGAAGTTTTTCACAAGTCCTGGCATTATCGCCGTTTCTGATGCTACAAACATCGCCTCTTGGACGATGGGTGCAATTAGATCATTCAACGACGAAGTAGTTGATTCATTAGCCATTTTGCTAATCTCCTTTTGTTAATGTTTAATATCCTGCTTGGGTCTTACGCCATTCAGCATATTTCTTTCTGTGTTCTGGATTTGTCATATCCAGATTCTTAACATCAACTTGAGGAACACCTTCTGTGCCAGTGTTTGATTTTGAACCACCGCCTGGTTGTCCTGCTTGAACAAAGTGTGGATTGGTGTTTAGGAATTCTGAAACCAACCCATCTATGTTTAGAGGATCACCATTGTCAGTGTATCTAGTCTGTCCTGTCTTGGGATCAACCACTTCAACCTCACCTGCTTCTGACATCTTGACATTGTCCCTAACCAGCCTTGCGACTTGGTCTGGGTTTATTGCCTTCTTGGTTGATGCGGCATTAATCAATGCACCATCCACCTTGATCTTTGTCAGTTCAGATGTTAGTGTTGAAATCTTGTTGTTGAACTTGTCTGCGTTCTCCTTCAACAGTTTCTCAAACTCTGACTTCTCCTTGGCTTGGGAGATCTTTTGTTGTTCTTCCTGTGCCACGAAGTTCTGGTATTTCTCAACATCTATACCTTCAAACTTTTTTGTGTATTTGGCTTCTGCTTTTCTTCTTACTTCAGCCGCCACAGCATCAATGTCTGCCTGTGTATAGACTTTCGCGGGTTGATTGTCCGCTGTGTCCTGGATCGTGTTAGAGACTGTTTCAGTTGCCCCAGTGGCAGTTTGAACGTCTGGCGATGTCTGTTCTTGACTCATCGTAGTCCTCCTATTGTTATGCGTGGCAGGATTACCACTATGTTGTTATTTATTAGTAAAACTGATCAAACGAGTCTATGTCCCACTTCTCGTAGTATCCAGACTGTTTAAGTTTTTGTTGTGCTTGTTTCAGTTTTGCCATTCCCTGTATCATTATCAGAGGTGCTTTGCCATAACTGAATGATACACCTTTATGTAGTCCGTTATTGTCTGGATGGTCATACATTATGGCGAACAAAGGATTCTGTTGGTGTGCTCGTTTACAGATGTTTTTTAGTTTTGGTTCTGTTATCTTGTGAGTGAAATAAAGGATGACAATGTCCAGATTGAAAATATTAAAAAGGCTACAACAATGCACAATCTGATCCAACACATTTTCCTTTGCCATTGTGATCTGGATTTTTCTATCCTCAAGAGTCTTTTTTGCAAACGGACAGATTGCCGCTCCACTCGCCTTATGCTTTTTAGCAACAACCTGTCCAATCCACTTCTCAATGTCTTTACTTCCTACGGCCACTTTTCTTACGAGCACCCATAGGAGATTTTCTGCCTGACTTTGAGCCTTTCTTATGCTTCTTGCCTTTGTGCGTCATTTGGTTCTCCTTTTCTGTGTTTGGTTGGGAACTTCTCTGGACGTCCCTCATTTCTTGAAGGAGCATACAAGTCAAGTAGTTCAACGCCTCTGGCGTGGGCCACTCTTTTCAATAACACACAGGCCTTTCTGGCCCTTGTGGCATTTGTCTTACTTGGATGCTTCATCAATTTCTCGTAGTGAGTGAAATAGTCAAGGCATAGTTTTTTCATTTGCCTGTGCCTGGCTGTTTCCTCTGGTAATCTGTATAATTTTCTAATCAAATCTAATCTGTCTCCACGGTATTGCAACGCCGTTGTTGTCTTGCACGGTCTCACCTGAATCTGTGAAGTTCGCTGATCCGTACCGTGTGTAGCCATTGCCGCAGGTCTTCCGCTGATACACTTGACACGGTCTTACGGGTCTTCCGTCCACCTCGTACTTTTGGTGATTTGTCTGCAGACCCTTTCTTGACTTTATTCCTGCCATTTTCTATCTCCACGCTCTTATGCTCCAATATGCTGGACTTAAAGATTTTTGTCCTTTTACTTTTTTCAGTATGCCTCCAAAACGTGCCAAGAAACTTTTCTTCCTTGCTGGTATGTTTTTCTTTATCCTCATATTTGGATCACCATACCTTACTATCTGCACACGTCCAGTTGCTTTGTTTCTCACATACACTCCAAACTTTTTACTCTTGCCAGGTGTCCTGAAAGGTTTGTTGAGTGTGACTGTTCTACCTTGGTATTCAGCCATTACTTTCTCTTCCTTCTCAAGTCAGTGTCGTGTTTCCTTGATCCTTTCAAAAAACTATTCACACGTCCCATACTCCAGGCTGACATAGGTATTCCTGGTCTTGCACCTGCTGACAGGAATGCACCCTGTCCTCGTCTATAAACTTTTGCCAAAGTGCTGTATGAATATCTTGACTTGCTGGCCTTACCCTGCAAAGTCTTTCTCACTGTCGCACTCAAAGGTTTCCTACTTTTTGCCAAGTCTAACCCTCCTGTCAATTAAAGATTGTGGTATACGTTTGCCTGACTTGTATAGTCTGCTGATCTGATTGGTGACAGAAGCCAAAGCCTGCCTTTTAGATCCTTTTACTCCTGATAGATATTTTTTAGGTAGTCCCGTTCTCTTGTCCTTGGGGACTCGTCTCCGTTTGGCCATTTGCCGCTCCTGTGTTTGTGAAGAAGTTTGAAATCTCTGGATGTAGTTCCATTATCTCTTCATTGGTCAATCCATCCTTCTCAATCATCTCTCTCATATGTTGTATCATTGCTTGTGGACTTTGCATCTCTGGATGTGCACCATCGTCTGCCATTTGGTTCTGCATCTCTTCCATTTCGTCTTCGTCTCTTGCAAGTAATTCAATTGTTTTCTGATCAATAATAGATTTTACATTTGGAGTCGCTGTGGCTGAATCTCTTTGGGCACTAGCGGCTTTGTTGATAATATCCATATCAAGGTTCTTGTCTCTGATATGGAAAGCCATTGGGTATTTGATTTCTCCGTCCCAGGCCTGTCCTTGCCATAGACTGAATAATCTAAATATTTGTTCTTCTGATAGTTCCAAGTTCTTTGCCTTCTCACAGAGTTTGGCATCTAACATTAGGAATTCTGATTGCATCGCTATACCTGACATCTGTCTTGTCTCAACGGCCCTGATGCTCCCTAGGTGAGCCATTCTGTCAATTGACTTCACAGTCTCGTCCATAGTTTTTAATATTGCTTCAAGATTACCACCATTAGGTTGTAATAGATATGGTTTAAGATTTGGATCAAGTTCTTCTGGCATATCAATTATTGCACCTGCTCCCGCCTGTGCTGACACTGATCTTGTTTTGACCAATGAAGGGTGATTTGTTAAACTTACCAATTGTTCAGCCTCGCTGTATAGGTTAGCAAGGAATCTCTGACTCTGTGCCACACCTGAAATGTCTGAAACACCAATACCTCTGATTGGACCTTTATGTGCATACACCCAAACAGCAGGCACTTTGCCTAGGTTGTTTGGTTTGATTTCAATCTCTTTCATTTGTTCTTTTGGATCATCACCTTTGAAAGAATATAATTCAATAGTTTCTGGAGTCCATTTACGGATATAAAATTCACCTTGTCTTTGATAAGGCCTTTCATCCTGCTCCAATAACATTAGTTCAGTTATTTCATAATGTCCGTTTGGTTGTCTGATGAATTTCCAATTTAAAATATTTTCAGGAGTGTATATCTGACAGAAGGGCCTGATGCCTTGTTCTAGTTCAGCCGCCCTAGTACCAACCTGGATCTCTGGTCTGTCAACCAACACCACGCAGTGTCCATAGATTGAACTTTGGATGTTGACATCTCGCATAAAGGCTTCCCAACTCTGTCCTTCAAGATCAGCGTCTTTTAGGAATTGTTCTATCTCTGGTGAACCTTCTAACCATCCATAATCTCTTTTTGGTTGTTGTCTATATAAGAATGCGTTGTATGTGTGTATGATTGCTCTGCAATGATTGTCTTCTGCCGCGTGTGATAATCTTGTAAGGTATTCACTTTCATTCTCGTATTGATATCTTTTGAGGTATTGTCCTCGCTTATATTCAGCACCTCCAAGATAACTTCTCTTTAGGAATTTCCAGTGATTGATGTATGCGTCATAGTCCTGGTGTATAGGAAGTTGAATGTTGTTGCCAGTGCCGTCTGTAAATGATGTGCCTGTCAAACCGTATATGTCTTGTGCCATTATCTAATAACTCCTGTTTTAACACTGAACCTTTGAGGTTCTGCCGTTTCGTATGCTGTCCTGATTGGGTAAAGAAATGAAATCAAATATCCTAGTGCGTCATTCATATGGTCAAATCCCTGCGTCTTGTCTGGCAACACGGTTCCCTCTTTATATGTGTGTTTGCTAACACTATTTAACAGATTCTTACAGGAAGGATGTATGAATACTTGTCGCTCTCCTGACGCTGAACATAACTTGGCATTCACTGAATTGATACGATCCCTTATTGCCATATGTCTTGGTGGCACCTTGCAAATGAAACCTGCGTTTTGTAATATTGAAAGGTCAGTCCTGCCACCTGCTGAAGTTTTCCTTTGCCTAGAAGCAGGATCTGGATAACAAAAAATCTTTTTACCTGGATACCTACGATGTATCTCTTGACATAATTCATCTGTGTTTGAACTCCATATTTGTATTTCATCAAACACATATATGATACCATTGTCTATATAACTTACAACGGCACACATTGGATCAAGGTTGAAATCGCAAGAAATATGAATTATGTTTTTATCTAAAGGCACGTCAAAATGTTTTACGTTTTCACTCATTGAAAACCCGTAATATATTATTCCTGAATATGTCTCCCAGGTTGCTTGGTATTCTTGCCTAAATGTTTTGGTATCTAGATCTCTCTTGGCCTGTTCAATCTCTCCTGCATCAACAAAACCACCTTCAATGGTTGTGAACTGATAACTGCTCCATTCCTGCTCTGTTGGATCCTGTCCCCTCTGATATAGATCGTGGAACCAATTCATACCTTTTGGTGTGCCACAGAAAACAGCACTGCCTTTGGTGTCTGATAGTGTGGGTCTTAAAACTTCAGTCCAGGCTGTCTCTTCAATATCAGCACATTCATCTAACACCATAAAATCAATACCAACACCCCTTAATGAATCTTTGTTGTCTGCACCTCTTAAACAAATACGTGAATTATTTTTAAGTTCAATTGTGAGTTCTGCTTCGTTGATCCTTTTTACCCAACGCAAGTTTTTCAATATCTGTTTTAGTTTCACCCAAGCAATCTGTTTGGCCTGTCTGTATGAGGGGCAGATCATCCACACTAATTTTTCTGGCTCTCTTGCATAATAACAAAGTTCTCTGATTGCTAATGTTGTTTTGCCAAATCTTCTGCCAGTGACTAACACTCTGAATCGTGCTTGGTCATCCGCTACCTTGCGTTGCGGTGTTGATAATTTCATATAGTGTAATTATATGGTGCTTATTTGTCTTCCCACGGTAATGGTGCCGTGGACTCTTCGTCTGTTGGTGAATCTGTTTGGTGAAGCCAATTTTTTCCCAAAAACATAAGCATACGAGCATCGCCCGCCAATGCCTTTTCAAATTGTGCTCTTCTCAAACTTTTCTTACCTTCAGCCTTGCCCTTCTCTATGAGGTTCTTGAATCTCTTCTGTAGTGTTGTGACTGAAGTGCCAACGCAGTCTGCTATCTCTTCATAGGTGCAGTGCATTGATGCCAGTTTGAATATCAAGTCGTGATCTAGTTTGTATGATTTCTTTTGTGCGTCCATTATAATGTTTTATCCTCGCATACTATTCTGAAATGCCTTGCGTCAGTGTCACCATTGTTTGTGACAATCTTACAACGGATGTTATACACATTGCCAGCGGTTCCACCTTGTAATCTTATGTTGACCAACTTGCCACCTGTGACTGTGATGTCCGTAGATGCACCAGTTGGATGCACTAAAGGATCTGCATCACCAGTTGGTGAAGTTATTGTCACTGTGGGTGTGCCAGTAATGCTGTCGCCACTTGTAAGGTAATCTGTGAAGTCAAGACCATATTGTATGTTTGACTCTGGATCTTTTGTAATAAAAAGACCATCGTTGTCTTTTTTGAATCCTGTTAAATTTGCCATTAATGATTGCTCCTAACTCTTGGTGTTGAAAATTGGTTTGTCATTGGTGGTATATTCAATTTTAAACTCCGTGTTTCTTGCGGAACAAGGTGTGCCCTTGTTTCTGCACTAACGATATTTACTCTATTTTCTGCCATTACCAATGTTTGTCTATTTTCCACAGGCAATACTATCGTCCTTGTTTCTGCATCAACCTTGATTGTGTTGAAAGGATCTGCTTGGAAGAACAGCCTACCAACCTGTAAAGTGCTGGCAAATGCTGTCAACGCCGCCAAACCAGCAGGTTTAAATGTTGGAGAAAGATCAAATTCTGTCGCGGCAGTGATCGTTAATAAACCTGAAGGTTTGAACGTTGGCGTGATTGATATTGATGATGTGACATCAATGTCAGCAAATGTATCTGTGATAGCACTCGCTGTCAATACGGTATTGAATGCTCCTGTAATTGCAATAGGTGTGTCATCAAGTGCATATTTCAAACCAACTAACAATGTAGGTGTGAATGCACCTGTCAATGCGGCACTTGCCTCTAATAATCCTTGTGCCGTCGCTTCTACTGATGTGGTTGCACTAACACTGGCCTGTGCTGGTTGATTTAAGGCCGCATCTTCTTCTAAAGTAAAAGAGCCTGTGTATGTGACAACATCTCCAAGTTTGAACAATGGAGTGATTGACATAGATGCACTTGCATTTTTGACGTAAGGTGTTTCCCAAACATCATTTGGCCAGTTGTCCCAAGTCTGTTCATCACCAAGCCAAGTTTCAACAGGCCAGTCATCCCAGGCTGTTGTGGCCAAGAAGTCCCAAGTGTATTCACCTTGTGATAATGCAAAGTTGTCAACAGCAAAACCAGTTTCAAAATATGTGTTTAGATTGAATGAATCCCAAATGTAATCACCTGTGATGTCAAATATTATACCAGCCGCTGTGGCAGTGCTGGTGCTGGCTGTCAATGTTTCTATTGCACCAACCTTTAAACTTGGTGTCACTGCCAGGCTGGTGCTGGCAGATAGGGTTTCGTTGTCCAACAAAGTGAAGTTGGCAGTGGTGACCAAAAACAATGAAGTGGCATCTAGTGTTTTTGTAAAACCAAGTTTGAAACTAGGTGTCACTGACAGACTTGATGTAGTTGCTAGATCAGTCTGTGGACATATCTTTTTGTTGACGCTGTCTTCACTGACGCTTGATGTTGTTGCAAGTGTCAGGTCATCTAAAAAATGGTTTTGGTTTGCGGCAACAGCCATTGTGCTGGTTGTTGTCATTGTTGGAATGGTGTGATCGCTGTCACTGCCATCCATTTCTATGTCTAATCCTTGATAGTGTAATACCGTGCTTGTTGTGGGTTGATTTATGTCAAATATCTGTTGTGGATTTGCATAGAAAGTTATACTGCCTTCACCACCACCCCAGTCTGTGGTTATCTTGATGTCTACCGTTGAGGTACCATCTCCAACCATAGCCGTACTATTGTCAAATGTTGGTATCCAATCACTGAAACCAAAACCTGGTGGACTGAAGAAATTAAAGTTTTCCACGTTTGATACTAGCGAAGGATTTATATGTCCGTCAAAGTCAAAATCACTGCCTGAATGATAAAGTGTGCCCCTGCCCTTTGGTACAATCCTCTCACCACGGAACGCATTGCCTGAACTGTTGATCTGTGTGAAATTGAATTCTTGAGGGTTGATGCTGGGTGGATTACCATCCCAATTACCTGGACCTGCCTTTACATTGATATTGAATGTGCAGGAAGCACCACTGGCATTTTCTGTGAAAGTCCTAACATAGTAGGCAATGGTCTGCACATAAGCGGCACAACGGCTTGTAGGAATACCCCTGTATGGTATCAACATACTGACAGGAGTGTGCCCTGAATAGTGTGGTGCACCTATGCCAAGGCCATCACTGTCATTTGTAAATCTGATTGAAAGTGTTTGAGAAGTTGTGTTGCTGTGTGAAAGTGTGACTTTCTGTGAACCTATGTCCCAGGCCTGACCTGTGCCCAATGACCTCCTGTCATAGGGTTGAAAGGTTGGTTGTTGGTAAGAACCTACATCGCCATCGCTGTTGACACCACCTGAACCATTGTGGGTAGAACTATTACTACTGGCGAATTTTATATAACGTACTGTTCTGTTGGTAGCCACGGGAGATTACCTCCTTGATTACGCAAGAGATACGCTTAAATTTCCAGATGAAATGGTAAATTGGTCTCCTGAACTTACCGTTTTTGAAGTTGTCAAAGCACCATAGAACAACACGTTGCCACTTGAACTTGCATCCATAATCGCTATGTGTGTCACTATGTTTCCTGTAGAGCCTGCTGACTCATAGTTGGCAGTTGCCACTGGGAATGAAACCGTTGCGTTGGAACTAATTGTTCCATCTGTTGACGCACCTGCATTTCCAAATGTGATTGACTGTCTCGCATATGAACCTGCGTTGACTTCGTAGTAGCCAAACTTACTTGTTGCATCTGTACCTGATGTGTTTGACTCAAGAGCCGCCGCTAAATTAGTGACCTGTGTAGAGTTTGCCGTTGTGAATAAGGCAACATACACTGTTCCTGGTGCACTAAAATTACCTGCGGTCTGTCTTAAGACGTGATCTAATAATTTATTTTCTAAATAATCGCTTGCCGCTGTCATTGTTGTTTTCTCCTTTGTAATATTACAATGTTATTTATTGTTCTTATGGTTTGATTAATCTCATCTTTACATCGTCGTATTGTAGTAGGGCCGCATTATTGCCCCAACGACTCATCACTAATTTTTCCACATTAAAACTTTCTGATATTATTGCTACGTTGCTCAATGTGTTTGTGGATTTTACAAACTTAACCAGTGCCAAACTATTAGTAGGTGGTTGGACAAAAGCCAACAAGAACACATCATTGTTTGATCCCACGAAGCATCCTGATGGTGAAATATCAGAGGCACTACCTGAAGTCAATGTCAGCGTGTTTGAAGTTGTGATACTACTGTCACCAGATGTGTAATGATGGACCCGTAGGCCTCCTGGTGATCCTTGTGAATCTCTTTCAAATAACATCAGTGTGCTGTTGAAGTCTGTTGTTGGGAAAGCACCTTGACCTTCATTTGAAAAGTCAAACACATTTGAACTTGTGACTGGTGGGTCCAGAGTCAAGTCAACCGCACTGACTCCTGATATGGTTGAAACTGATTGCGATCCTGTGCTGGTAAGGTCAACCTCAAACGGCTGAAGGGTATGTGAGTCTGGTGGAAGATTACTGATTGACTTATACATCAATACCGTGTTGGCGTCTTTGAATCCGTGTATGGACCTGGCGTTGTTGTAAAACATCTCATCACTGGAGATAGTTGTTTCAGTGCCCGTGCTCATACTTGAACTATTGCCGTTGTCTGTGAGTGTTACTATTTCTGTACCCCTGCCATTAATATTAACAAATTCATCTGTGCCTGGTCTCCTGTGTATCCTTCCACCTTGTGACGCTGTCATATTTGCATTGAAATCTGTGTGTTTGGTGACCGTTGATCCAGACAGTGAAAATATAGCCGCCCTTGGATTACTAATATCATTTTTGTGGGCGAACAGGTTGCCTGCGTTGGTCTCTGCGATGTGCATACCAAAGTTAGTATAATTGCTTGAACCTGTGGTCAACCAAGCATTTTCTTGACTTGAGATACTGAATGTGCCTGAATTGTTTCTCAACACATCGTATCTGATAAGGTCCATACTTGATCCACCTGGATCCGTGATGTGGAACGAAACTGCATATTCATCACTCAATGGACCTGCTCCAATGAAACCTTTGACCGCCGCATTCCTTGTGATTGTTTGATCGTTGCTTCCATCGTAGTTTAAAAATTCATTTGCACCTGTGGCTGTTGTGCCCTGTGCTAGTATGCTTTTGGCGAATCCTATTGGCATAGTTCTCCTACGCGAATGCTTTGGCTATGGTTGCTATCTTGTTGGTGCCATCATTGAATATTGTCGCAACATCTATCGCATTCGCATCTGTTGATAGTGTTGGTGTGCCTCCCGCGAACTTGGTAGAAGCGAAAGCACCTGTCCTTGAACCTGTGCCATCCTGTGTTAT